GAGACCGGCCGAGAAACCGGACGCATCAACTTCCGTCTTGAATTTCAGCGTGTTTGCCATCTTCTCCCTCCTTTCTCAAATATTTTTCGTTGTAAGCAGTCATATCGCCGCTTTCTAACGCTTTTAATAACTCGTCATGCTGTCGTTCTGCTTCTCTTGTCTGCTTTGTTCTGAGCGCGTAATGCTTTTGCAGTTTTCGCATTTCCGATTTTTCTTCACTTGAACAACCTTCGTAAGGCTTCCAAGCGCGATAGCTGACTATCTTCATGAACTGCGTCTTGTCGTCGAGGGCATCAAACAGCGCTTTAAATTTAAACCAATGCATATCGGCTTCTGTTAAATCAATCCTGTACTGCTGCCAAAATGCCGCGAAAATATACGGGGCGTCCTGCCCGTAACTGAAAAGCGGGGTTTCTGCCTTCTGGTTTTCTTTTGGCTCCTGATTGCAGCAATAAAATTGAATGAGGGCATCGTAAGCGCCTTGCACTTGGACAGGAATCTGATTGTAATACAGTTCTAACGCTCTGATTGCCTTTTCTTCATCGTCAAGGTCCTCATCCTCCATCAATACGCTAAATTTAATGCCCGTTCTAAAATCGCTATTGATCGGATATTCACGCTCATAATAAGGAGGGTCTGGGTCTGCTAAATAGACACTCGTCGGCAAATCGTCTAGCAAGATGTTCATTTCTTGCGTTTCTTACTCTTGTGATCTTGCGGGACGCCGCGCGCCTGGTTAAGTTGGTCTTGGTCAATGCCAGCCGCATAGGATATATGTGCATTCTGAGAACGCTTAATTTCTGCAAGAATTCCGAGAATGATCTCTTGCTCGTACTGAAAAGGCGGCTGTTCTTCAAAGTCTTCTTCATATGCACCGGCGCCGAACAACTTGTCATAAAAATCGCATTTGAAAAATGTGTGAAACTCCTTGATGACTTCTGCCATGCCAGCGTCAGCACATTTCTTGTCGAGTGCCAATGCTTTTTTCCCGGATTCTTCACCAAAAATAATCAACTCGTTATTGTCTTCGATGCGCCGCTTGTGGCCGTTGATTTCAAACTCAATAAACCGCTTTTCAAACCGAAACTTCTTTGCCATTATTTACCCTCCTATACAAAAAAAGGCTAGGGCATACCGCCCTAGCTTAGAGATGTGAATTATTTCCCGGTGCCTGTGCTTGCAGTGGATGATGTTGTATCCGTCGTGCTGTCCGGTGTGAACGTCTTCGTTTTCACATCAAACGTCCCGAGAATCGGATCGCCAATGCCTTCTAAGTCGCCTGAGAACGTGACGCCTTCGCCGCCATCGCCTTCGACCGAATCGCCGACAATGGAAACATTAAACTTTCTCGCGTGGAATGCGGTGTTATTAGCCGTCGAATTGACCGGGTCAAACAGATCAACGCGCACATAATGGGTCTGCGCGTCTTCACCGGTCTTACGGTCATGAACGACGTTGTAGATATACATTCCAGCTTTCGACTCCTTGATTAGGTCAGATTCGTATTTGAACTTTGATTCATATGAATCGACTTTCGATGTCGCCGAGCTTTCGTTAATATACGTTTTGGATTTTGTCTTTGCGCCTGGATCTTCATCGAGCTTTGTAAACCCGAGCCCCATTAATTCATAGTTTTCTGATGCGCCGTTCATGCCCGAAGTGTCAATATAATCTGCGATCTGGTTACGCATAACCTGGTTTGCCATCTATTTATCCTCACTTTCAAAATACAAGACGCGGCCGTTAACCCGATACCGCGCCAATCCATACTGTTCGTTAATGCCGTCTAGTGCAGGTTGATCTTGTAATAATTCAACCTGCTGAACGGTGCAGCCGTCTGGAAACTGCGGCCAATCTCCTTTGCGGTTCTTTGTCTCCAGTGTCTGCATAAAACCATTGGCAAAGGTCATCGCTTCAAGGTTTAAATCGTCCGAATTAGTCGAATAAGCCTTCGTCCATAGAACGGTAAAGCCGTAAGCTTTCTGCGCGCCGCCGTGGATATAGGTCTTAATCTCACGATCTGAGTAGTTGGTCAACAGGGCGACGCCCTCTGGCTCAGAGCTTGAAAAGTTAAAGGTCAGCGGTTCGCTCGTTAAGTCTTTAATGATCGGCTTCAAATACGCCAACATCGCTTCATCCTTAGTCATTTAACCGCCTCCCGATAAATGCTTCAATCTCTCGTGCCATCGTGTCCCCTTCCGCGACTGCTGCCGCCTTGTCCCAGTGATCTGTCGCCAGCGGATGCTTGGCAGTGTTGTAATGCAGCTTTCTACCTGAGGGCACCTTTGCAACGCCGGGTCTTGACCAAAAACGCTCGCCATTGGTGAAGGCGCCCTTCCCGGTGATCGGGTCGACATATAGTTCGCCTTCGTACTGATAATGCGCATAGGGGACATTGTACTCAACCTCGCCGCTCGTCTCGGTTGCACTGACACGCGCGCTTCTGGCTAAAATCAAATTATTCGCCGGCACGTAAGGCTCCATCAGCCTTTTGTATTCAGACGCGGCAAAGAGCTGCGTGGGGCGGCCGAATCCGGCTTTGACCAGACCTGCCGCCGAACCATGCGCCCACTTGATTTCTACGCTCATCAGCCCACCACCTTGATGTGTTTCCCGTATGGAAACCGTGAATTGTCCGTCACGCTCTGCACTTTAAAGGCGTGTGGGTTCGCTTTCAGGAGATCGTTGACGCGGCTGCCCTTTTCCCCGGTGATTACGTCGCCGCATTCTCCAAGCACAATCACATCACCCACTGAGGGGGGCGCATATGCACTTATCGGCATCCGGCAAATGTGTTTGTCTGCTGCATTTTCCCTTAAGTTTGAGAACGTGCGCCCTTCGATCTCGCTGTAAAAGCAGCCTTTAATGACGGTCTTTGTCCACGCTTCCTTGCCGCCGTTTTCTGCGGCCTTTAAGCAGTGGTAAAGTGTGACAGTTTCTTTATAGTTTGGATTTGACATCTCACTTGCTCCCTGCGTACAAAAGGCCGGTGCCTTGAAGTGCGTAACCGATGATCTCACCAATTTCTTTTCGCCTGGCCGCCTCATTTGAAAATGCTGCACGCATCTCAACCGTCGCAGATTGTCCATCATTGCTATAGGATTTGAGCACGCCGCCATTTTCGCGCTGATCAGCTTCGGCTTGTCTGGCGTCATAAAGAAATTCAGCCAGACGGCAGCAGCAATCTTTTACCACATCAGGGACCGTGTCCAATTCTTTAACATTCCCAAATGTTACGATATCAATTTGTTTAGACGCCTCTTTTGCAAAAAATGCAAATGCGGACTCCGGAACTATTCCCTCAAGTCCGCATAAATACGTATTCGTGTAATAGTCAAAGTCCGCATAAATCATGTGTTACGCTCCTTAAGCTGATTTCACTGTGTCAATATAGACGCCGGCTTTCTTATTGTCGAAGACCGATGCGAGTCCTAACGTCCGGTAGGTGTAGATGTAAGCATCCGCATTCTGGTTCTGATCCGGCGTGAAAGATTTTGGCACAACGTGTTTCTGGTACTGCTGAACCGCTTGCTTGTCGATGATTGCAAAATTGATTGGCGCTGAACCAGTAAAGCCGTTAGCCCCGAGGGTGACCTTAGAGAAGAAACGGGCGGCCGGAACTTCGACAATGCCCGCGAACCCGTTCATTGCTGCTCTGGATGAAAATGTGTCAAGATCGTCAATCATGCCACGCAGGGCTGGATTGATAAACAAGTAGCAGGTCGCCAGCTCAGCTTCTGCATTGGCAATGGTGTCTCTGCCAGCTCTCAATCCTTTTAAGGTGGCTTTGCCGTCTGCATAGGCATTAGACGCCGTCCCAATTCCGGAAACACCCGCGTATTTAGAGAAACGCCATGCGTCGATTTCCGGCGCAACTTTTGTACGGATGAATTCACTGGCCAGCTGTCCAAATGCGATGTTAGCCGTTTCCTGATTGTCCATCGCGTCAACCTGGAATTTTCTGCCGCGGTCGTAATCGCAAACCAGTGTTTCATATTCAAGTGAAACGGACCCATTGACGTAACCGGTATCTTTGTTATAATCGGCCAGTCCGTCCATCGACATTTTAGGCACCAAAATTTCATTTGCGTTTGCTCCTTGCTGCACAACATTTGAAGAGTCCAGAACCGAGGTCTTAGCGTCCTTGGCGTAGACTTTATCGAGCAGAGCAACGTACTGCTTCATTAATTCGATGTTATTTGCCATTTTTGTTTACTCCTAGCTTTTCAAATCTTCTTCAGTCAGCCCCATTGCTTTTGCAACAGCATCCAGGGCTGATCCGTTTTGGCCGTTGCTGCCTAAAGGCGCGGTCGGGTTCACGATCGGTTCGGTGGATCCGAATAAGAACTTTGTGTCATCGGCTGTCTTCAGCGCTTCAAATTGGCCTTCAATATCAGCGTCCTGATTCTTGGACGCCTTCAGCTCATCTTGATCGATGAAGGGCAGCACTGCCTTCAGGTTCTTCACACCTGCCTTTTTGGCAGCATCTTTCAGTTTGCTTTGAAATGCATAATCGGATTTGATCTGCGATTTTTCTTCTTCAGCTTTCTGATACTTCGTCTTGTAGTCCTGAACTTGGGCTTTAATCTCGTCGTAATCCTTGAAGCCGTCGATCGTGGTGTTGGCTGTCTTCAACTGTTCTTGTGTCTTAGTTAGCTCCTGCTTTGTGGTCTCCAGCTCTTGCTTGAGCTTGTCGCCGTCAGCTTTCGCTGCGTTCACATCCTTGCCGTTTTCAGCCATGATCTTGTTGATCACTTCCTGATCCAATCCCAAATCTTTTAAAAATTCCGTTTTCATCTGCATTTCCTTTCTCTGCCCTTAGGTTATTTTAGGTGCGTAACCACTCACCGGCAGTCTGCGTTTGTAGGTTCGCCAACCAAATTTTTAAACAATAAAAAAACGCCTTTCAGCGTTGTGAAGTTTCAATCTTTTAATGCGGCAATTGCGCCAATAGCCAGCGCAATGAGCGATTTAATGGCGTCAGTCGCTAGAATGGCGCCGACAATTGTAAAGAATAGTTTCATGATTCTCCTGTTATCCTGCCTTGCTATAGCATAATGCCTTCTATCGCTGCACGAAGTTCCAGAGCATTTAAATATTTCAACATAGCGCGGTACTGACAGTCTAACAAATCGCGTGGACATCTTGGTGAAAATGACAGTGTCCCAGCATCCCATTCATCAAGCATATTCTCAAGTTTCTTCACTCGGATTTCCAATTGATGATATTCTGCTGCCATACGTCTTCTGTAATCTGTGCTGGTCATATCCGCAATTGTTTCTTTTAATTCTTTCATGGATCCTTCCTTTCAGGTATTAAAAAAGCACCGCCTAAGCGATGCTTACTTCTTCTCAAGAATCTCAATTTTATAGATATCTGATTCATAAAATTCAACAGATGTGCCCTTTGCAAAGTAGCTTCCTTCTTCGCAAACAATAATAACACTTTCCTTCCCATTTTCATTATCTTCTGGCCAAATATAATCATCTAAAGGACCTATAAACACTGCTGTTGGATTTTTCGTAGTTATTTTTACTCTCTTTCCCGCATACTTTTTCAAATCCATTATTTTTCACCTCTTCTCGGGAAAATATGTGAACCAGTTTTTGAATAAACGATTGTTGCACAATTAGTTTCAGATTTTTTGCCATCTAATGAAATATAAATACCTATAGGCTCATCGCATTTTATTTTTTCTTTATGTTGCCAAACACCACTTTTTGAAATTACTGCTTCCCCTGTCATTGAATATCTATTGAATAATTCTTTTGCTTTATTAATATCACCGTATAATCCGCTTCTTCCCTCAATGTAATTGTCGCTCTCAATTATGTGTCTTGTCTGTTTTCTCTCATTGATTTCAAGTTTTATTATTCCAGAATCAGCGGCACTTTGAATTAATTTCTTTGTATCTATTTTATCAACTTTAATCCTATTTGCAACGCTTTTTAAAGATAAACCGTCTTGATAAATTCTCTCACGTTGCATAGGTAATCCCATACTTTCACTAAAATCCTTATATTGACTGTATCTTACCTGATATTTTATTTTGCGACATTCAATCGTATAACTATCAGCTTCGCCCTTCTTAAGCAGATCAATGTCCTGCCGATACTTGCGCATCTGGCGCTCCATTTTGCGTTGCTCTTGCAGAGCTTGATATTTGTTATATTGCTTCCCGTTGAATTCAATCTCTTTGGCGTCTTCCGCTTTGAGGGCTTCGAGTTGTTCGTCGGTGTAGCGTCTTTTTGAAATGCCTGGGAAAAATGGGTCGTAGGAGTGATAACAGTTGATCCCGCAGAGGCCCAATGCGTCGTCCAGACCGCAGATGGAATAAAGCTCGTCTTTGGTGTAGACGCCGCCTTGCCATTCTTCATGCTCGGGTCTGGCGCCGCTGTGAGCGGAGACTTCAAAGTATTCGGTGCCGAGTTCGTCCGCGATCTGGTCGCTCATGTACCGCTGCACCTGCCCGTAGCCGGTCATCAGTGCCCGCCGGACGGCAACCTCGATCCGGCTGCTCACCCCGCTGG